ATTAAATGAATATCAACCATATAGACAACGAGTATATAATAATAACTTAGGTCTTATTGGTGTTACTGGGAGTACCGCATTAAACCCATTTATATTTAATGCAGGATCTGGTCTAACACAATATGGTCTCGCTCAATCATCTTCTTACTCTACTAACGGTATGACTGGGTGTTATGATATACTTGATATATACGGTCCTAACCATCCATTTGTTTTAGGATCGACTGCTCAATCTTATTGGACTTCTGGAGATGCTGCAGCACAGACAGAATTTGAAACCTTCGCTGCATCGATAATCGCAAACCAATCTTATGTTAGTGTCGGTGTTTCGGGTGCATCCGCAACCGCTGGATATGCTGCTCGTCTAACAGCTGGAACTGCTTCAAGATATACATTTGCAAAGGCAACTAGTGTTACAACAACAACAGTCGGTACAAATAAAGATTTACTAAAAATACAAATTGCAGCAACTGATGTTGCAACAAACACAGGAACTGCTTTACCAGGCCCAACTACGGGTGGACTCGGCCAATGCTTTACTTTAGGTTACCAACAAGGTGCGGTAGATATTACTATTCCTGCGGTACCAGCAACCGGAGCAACTTGGGCGCTTGAGGTTATTCCTAGTATAAATTATCAAATTAATCCAGTTGGAGTAGGAGCAGCAGCTCCAAACTATCATAATACAATGTATGGTGGACCTCTTTCTCAATTGGGCGTAGATGCTGCAGCAGGAACTATTACTACTGGAGATAAAATACAAGGTGTGACAGCTGGAGACTGGAACTTTGCTCATGTATCTACTGTCAGTGCATTCGATTTACAAACTGCCGCTGGATCTACATGGGGCTTAGGTGCTGGAATCGTAGGATCTATGCCTGGAGGATCTGCGGTTGCAACAGCAATGGTATTATCTCATCCGGTTTCAAATGCGAGAGTTATTGCTTACTCGGATGAAACCTATACAACAGGAGCTTCTATTGGAATTTTACCTGGCCAAACCGGATTTATAGATCAATTTATAGGTATCCCACAAAATGGAGCAACTGGAGCAACTTACAACGAATCTGTTGCTATAAGTTCTTTAACCGGAAATCTAAATGAAGTATTCCCAACCTCATCAAACGCATTAACTGCGGTTAATAGGGTTATATTGGGTAATGGAACTACTGCAGGAGCAACTGCATACGTTGGAAAAATCGAAGTTGGTCAATATCTCGTAAGAGGATTCGAAGAAGTTGCTAATAGCGCAAATTATAATTCTAAAATAGATACTAGAACGGATACCACACGTTTAACTAGAGTTACTTCTGCCGTGGTTCAAACCGGAACAGCGACTCCATATTTCGAAATAACTTGTGAAGATCCTATTTATGCATATCCAACAGCTGGTGGAGATGCAACTGCAGTTGAGCGATATAAAAATCTATCTGGATTTATTTCTAACTATACAACAACCACACTTAAAGGATATACAGTTCCAGATGTTGGTACTAAACCAGATGGTTCGAATACACAGATGAATAAGATACTCGATGTAATGTATGATACTAACATCGCCGCAACTTTGACAGATAGAGATGCAATAACATTTAGATATATCGTAGATACGTTTAATAATGGAATTGAACCTTCATCTAAATCAAGGTTATCTAAAATTTGTAAGAATAGACAAAACGCATTTGCGATACTTAATGCTCCTTCAATTAAAGAGTTTAAGGCATCAACAAATCCGTTATTCAAATTGAATTCTACTTCTACGTTTAATCCACAATACATTGCAACTGGTGGTAATTTATCACTTAACCCTAGCAATATCTACTCATTACCAGGTATCGCAGATGGAGCTAATTATTGTGGATTCTATACACCAAACCTTAGAATAAGAGAAAATGGCGCTACTAAATTCGTTCCTCCAGCTGCTCACATTTCTAATCTATACATCGACAAATACCAATTGGCATTACCATGGTCAATCGTCGCAGGTCCTAGAAGAGGTGTTGTGAGTGGAATAGGCGTTGCAGGTCTTGAGTATAATTACGATAGAACTGACTTAGATAACGTTGAACCATTTGGACTAAACGCAATTGTTAATAAGAGAGGATTCGGATTAGTGATTAACGCTAACCAAACTGCTCAACAAAACGTGCAATCTGCGTTATCTCAAATTCATGTTAGAGAATTACTTATCTATATTGAAGATGGAATCGCTGCAATTCTTAAGAATTACAGATGGGAGTTCAATACCGCACAGAATAGATTAGAAATTAAAACATTATGTGATAACTTCTTATCTCAAATCCTAAACGATGGTGGTCTTTACGACTTCCAAAATATAATGGATTCAACTAATAACACATCAGAAGTTATTGATAGTAACATTGGAATTATCGATACTTACGTAGAACCTGTTAGAGGAATGGGTATCTTGGTTAACCGAGTAACTATTCTAAGAACTGGTGCTATACAAGCTGGTAACTTCTAAATAAATTTTTTCGAGATTCTTAAGGAGACTATCTCCTTAAGAAATCTTGAGAATCTAGATATATAAATAAAGAAATAAACAAAAAGATATAAATTATGCCAGGATTACCACACTTTACAAATAGTTTAGCGGCTACTAAGTATTACGAACCGTTTTATCAGAACTTGTTTGAAGTTAGTATCCTTCCACCAGCAGCAGTGTCTGGCGGAGAAATACTACTAGAGCATGTAAGAAAAATTGGTGGACTTACCAATGAAAAAATGGAAGCCGTTGTTGAACAAAAATATAAGTTCGCTACTAGATCTTATGCAAAATCTGCACCAGATTCTACTACAGTAGATTTGGCTATTGGGTTTAGTTTGAACTTAAACGATGCAAACGAATTATACGTTTACAAAACTCTGAGAGATTGGAATAGAATTATCTATAACAACTTAACGGGTGAACAAGGTCTTAAAAAAGATTACGTAGGAACTATCGTGGTTTCAAACTATAATAGAGCAGGCGATATATTCTGGCAAAGAACCTTCTATGGTTGCTTCCCTACTGGCTCCGAAATGGCCGCTGCAGCAGAGCTGAATTACGATACAGCTGAACCAGCTGAGTTGGAAATGACATGGAGAGCAGATTGGTGGTCAGAAGATATGGTTTAACAGCTTTTTCATTTTTACTCCTTAATACAACCCTTAAAGGTACTCATTACACAATGGGTACCTTTTTTAGCTTTTATTGATACATATAGGATCACCAGATGTACCATCGATAAGCATCTATATAAATACACACTACATTTTTTCAATCATTTACACCATCTCAACTAAATTGCTGCTTGATCTTAGATATATAATCTAATAATACTATAATATGTTAATACAAAAAACAATTTTATTATGACACGGGATAAAAAAATACAAGTCCTTCTTAATAGAGATGATGAACAAAAATTAAATAGAATAATAACATCGGCTTCGATGCATACAGGTAGACTAATTGCAACTTCGACTTATGTAAGAGATTTAATTTTGCATCATATTTCAAGTTATGAAGGCGAACAAAAATCGTTCGTTAATGAACACGTTAAAAAAATATTAAAGGATTTCAAATCAAAAACAAACTTAAAAACTAAAAACGATGAGTAAAGAAAACGAAACAAATTTCGAAGATGCTGCTAAAAGAGCATTATCAGAAAAAGAATCTGAAAGCGGACTGTTTGATAAAACTGCAGTAGAGACAGAAAAAAATAATCCAGTTACTGCTGGTGAAGCTGCAGCCACTACTCTAGGAAAGAGTTCGGATTGGCAAAAGAAAAATGAAGATGCTGGAGAAGAGTATAAAATGGGTTGGCATATAGTTAATCCAGTTTCATTTCCATCTAAGGGAGTTTTTTATCCAGAAGGAACTAAAGTTTCTATTAGACCAGCTACCGTTAAAGAGATTAGACAATTTTCTATCGTACAAGACGACGATCCGTTTTCGATAGATGAGGCAATGAATCATATCATGACTTCTTGCGTAAATGTAAATATACCAAGTAAAATATCTAACTTCAAAGATCTATTAGAAGAAGATAGAATACATGTAGTTTTAGCGGTTAGAGAATTAACTTTTGTTAAGGGTGAAAATAAATTAAATGTTCCTTGTGAATGTGATGAATGTGGTGCTGCGAATGGTATCGAATTTAATAATCATAATTTACGTCCAGGAAGTGTTGATGATAAAATCATGAAGTATTTTGACTATGATTCTAAAGAATTTATAGTAAAAACTAAAAGTTCTGGTGACTTAATGTTAAGGCCACCTACTATCGGTGTTATGCGAGTTATTACTAAGTATATACAAGAACGAACTCAAACTCCAGGTCAAAGAAAGAAATTAGATCAAGGATTTGTGAAAATTTTACCATATATCATAGATACTTGGAGAGGATTTAATATAGAAAAGATTAAAGATATTGAAGTAGAATTTCAACGATGGGATGCGACAAAGTATTCAACGTTTTTCTCGTTAGTAGATATGATAAGAGTTGGGGTAGATGAAAAAGTGCACTCAACTTGCACGACTTGTGGTGCGGAGATCCATGCTCCAATAACATTTCCCAGAGGAATCAAGTCTCTTTTCGTTGTTTCAGATATCGCTGGAGAACTACTTTAAGACAACTACTCAACTACTTTATCATTTGAGGTTACAACCAAGTGAAGTTATGGTAATGCCTTACTATGAGTATGAATATATACTACAGAATCTAATAGATATATTAGAGAAAAAGAAAGATGCAGAAGAAGGACAAAACGAACAACAAAAGGAAGAACAAAGTAATATGATGAGCAAATCAAAGTCTATGATGCCGAATAATATGCCAAGTGGTGGTAATATGTCTAGCGGAAGTATGCCTAGTATGCCTAGTATGAGTTCACCTTCATTCCCTTCAATGCCTTCTAACTTAAAAATATAGTATATGGTTAAATGGCTCAGCAACAGAATATAAATACTGCCATACTTGGTGTCTTAGAGAATATAGATGCAAAGTTAGCAATATCCGAAATAAGAGGACAAAAACTAGAGACTGACTTAGCCGGTATGAGCAAAACCGGCGTAGTTGGCGCTAGTGAATGGAAGGATTTTGCTACATTCTTTGGTGACTTATCTAAAGGAATAGTTTCGTTAGTTAAAGCTGCATCTAAAATGTCTCCTAAATCGGCTAAGAATATTAAAAGTTTATTAGTTGGTATTGGTGAAGCTATTCGTGATTTTTATAAAGAAGTTTCTCAAAAAGAGGCCAAAACATTTACTATGTTATTAAAAGGACTTGCTAGCAATATATTAAAGTTTGCAATAAGTATGGTAATAGCTATACCATTTCTACTAATAGCTCCTATTGGCGCAATGTTATTTGGACTTACTGTTAGATTATTAATGTGGGCAATGGGATCTGTGGGTAGAGGGGCAAGAAAACAAGCAAAGGCAATTAGATCTATTTTAAGGCTAGCTAGAGGTATATTGTTATTCTCATTAGCAATGGTATTAATAACGGTACTAGCACCTGCTGTTTTACTTGGTGCAGTGGTATTTGCATTAACTTTATTTATATTAAGTATAGGACTTAGATTTGCATCTAATAGAAAATCTAAACAAGGTGTGCGAGCTTTATTAGGTATGACTTTGGTTGTTATATTATTAGGACTTACTGTATATTTCTTATCTCAACTGATTACGTGGAAGGATATTGCGTTAGTAGCTGCATTAGTTATAGGATTAGCGTTCGTATTCTTTTTAGCCGGTGTACTCAAATCTCAAATTATTGGAGGTTCATTAGCTATGATATTAGGTGCGATCGTGGTAATACTATTAGCGGTCGCTATGGTTATCTGGAAAAGTGCTAACGTTGATTGGATGGATATCGCTATGGTTGGTGCTCTTGTTTTAGGTCTTGG